ACTTGATGAAAGAGTAAACAATGTATGGTTCCAAGAAACCTTTCTATACAGCGATAGCCTAAAGTGCGCAGGTCAGACTGACTGTATAGCCGAGTTCGACGGCGAACTCTCTATCATAGATTTCAAAACATCAAGAAAAGAAAAGAAGAAGGAATGGATCCTTGGGTATTTCATTCAGGCTGCGTTCTATGCGGCTGCTTTCTACGAGATGACTGGCATACCTATCAAGCAAGCTGCCATAGTCATAATGGTTGACGACTCAGAGCCACAAGTCTTTAAAGTCAACACATACGATTACTTGCCAGAGTTCTTAAAGGTTCGAAAAAAGTACAAACTTCTTCATGAAAACGGTTGACATTCGTTCAGAATCAGTATAGACTGTTCTATATCAAACGAAAGGATACACCATGTACGTCGCCGAACTCGACATCTCCGCCGAAGCCTCGCAAGAATCCATTCATCAGTTCGCAACCGAACACGGCTGCACCGCTCTTCTTATCATGGAATACGGCCCTGCCGGCGGTAACCCTCTCTATCAGTTCTCGTCTAACAGTCAAGACTGCCTCGAGGAACTCGTCTCTCAAGTACTAGGTGACATCGACTATCAACATATCCTCGACGCAATCCGAGAAATCTAAAAAGTAGTTGACATTCGTTTAGAATCAGTGTATTCTAATAATGTAAGGAACGAAAGGAACCTCCTATGAAATTCTCCAAGTTTGACCGTACCAATCTGAATGCTCTTCGTGCCGAGATGGCCGTTCTTCTGAATAAGTACGGCGTTGACTCGAACCTTGAGTTTGAAGTCGGCAATATGAAGTTCAGCGCGAACGAAGTTGAGATTAAAGTCAAAGCGAAGGTCAAAGGTGCAAAGACTCTCACCAATGTGATCCTTGAGTCTCGTGTAGCTGCTCTCGGCATCAAGCTGAAGAATAAAGCAGGTGACGAGCTCGTTGACTATAACACTCGCGCCCCGAAGATGCCGTTCGTCTATCGTAACGCTGCAGACGGTAAGCTCTATAAGTGCACCGAAATGATGACTAAGATCCGCTTCGCAGCTTAATCGAAAGAAACATCATGAAATACGCAATCGTTCTCTTTGCTTTGACTATGTCGGCTTGCTCTTCGATGGACCCCGAGCTGAAAGCTCATCTTGAAGCCGAAGCTGACTTTGCTCGCCATCAGTATCATACTCAGCAAGCTCATGAAAAGGATTACGATCCTGAATATGTAGACGACTGCTACTATCACGAAGAACTCGTCTGTGAATTCGAATGACGCTGTTTCAGTCTAAGTCAATCAATACGAATGGACACCAGTTCATTGGATATGTCTGGAAGTTTCGTGGATGCCAAGTAGAGATGCATGCGAATGGCTTTTCTTGTAACTGCAAGAAGCGCCACTTTGCAAAGTGCAATCACGTAAAGAGCGTAGAACTTGGCATTCTAGGTGTAAATCAGATTAAGTATAAACTATAGAGGAAATCCTATGTTCACGACTATTGTTGCATGGATCGCATTTGTTGTTGGATCTTTTTTATCTTCATTGCGCTATTGGACAGCATTTTTCAGTTTACAGTAAGTGACTTTCAGCGTAGAATGAAAATACGTAAGCATTATTTCACTGGGCGGATGGGGTTCATTCTCATTGCCTGGTTCTTGTCAGGAATGCATCTTTTTGGATAAATCATCATGAATCTTTTTATTTTGGATAAAGACCCAGTTGTCGCAGCGCAACTGCAGTGTGATAAGCACGTAGTCAAAATGATCGTGGAGTCGGCACAGATGTTGTCGACTGCGCATCGTATGCTTGATGGTGTTCTTAAACGTGCGCCATCGAAGTCGGGTAAGACGATGTCAAAGCATTGGACTCTTCCTGATGAGCGCGAACATATTCTATACAAAGCAGTTCACATGGCGCACCCTTGTACCGTATGGACTACTCAGTCGAATAACAACTACACTTGGCACTGGGTTCACTTCGCTGCTCTCTGCGACGAGTACACCTATCGTTATGGCAAGGTTCATTCGACTGACAAACTTCTTCGCGAAAAGCTGAAGGAACTACCACGAAACATTCCTATCGGATATCTAACTCAGCAGCCGCTCGCAATGAAAGCTAATCCTGAGTGCATGTTCCCTAACGATCCTGTTCGTTCTTATCGAGAGTTCTATCAGACGAAACAAGCAAGGTTCAAAATGGTGTGGACTAAACGTGATATCCCTGAGTGGTTTAAAGTAGCAGCTTAATGAGATACGCGATTGCAGAAGAAGATCTAGGTTTCTTTCTGGGCGCGTTCCAGAAGTATGGAATCTTTGCTAAGAATGATGTCATAGGTCTCTCAAAGGCAATCGCATTTGATACCGAGGATGAAGCGAATCTATACATCGACGATTTTCTCGGACGAGATCGTGGAGTCTGGAAAGTAATTCCGGTCGACACGAAAGACGAATACGTTAGTGTCGTATACCTAGTGAAGAATGGTTATGGAAAGTATACTCATAAGATGATTGATTTCATTCCTATGACTTCTACAACTATGCACTAATTTTTTCATTTAATGGTTGACATTCGTTTAGAATCAGTGTATTCTAATAATGTAAGGAACACAAACTGAAAGGTCTACAGAATGGCTCACATGATTGAAATGATCGACGGCGTTGCCCAGATGGCTTACCGCTCGTCGAAAGGCAAACCTTGGCATGGCCTTGGTACTCCGGTTGGCGACGATATGACTCCTGCCGAAATGATGAAGGCCGCTGGCCTTGATTGGAATGTTCAGAAGGTTGACTCCTTCGTCGAATTCAACGGCAAGCGCATTCCGACCGGTCAGCAGTCGCTCATTCGCGAAACTGACGGTAAGATCCTGACTCAGGTCGGTCCTGGTTGGAATCCGGTTCAGAACGAAGAAGCCTTTAACTTCTTCACCGACTTTGTTTCCAAAGGCGACATGGTGATGGACACCGCTGGTTCGCTCCGCGACGGTCGTATCGTCTGGGCTCTTGCAGATGTTCGTGACGGTTTCACTCTGTTCGGTGGCGATGAAGTGAAGGGTTACTTGCTCTTCTCCAACCCGCACCAGTACGGTAAGTCGATCGACGTTCGTTTCGTACTTGAGCGCGTTGTCTGCAACAACACTCTGACTGTTGCTCTGGCTGAGAGCGGTCAGGCTGCTGTTCGTGTCAACCACCGTTCGGTCTTCGACGCTGAGCGCGTGAAAGAACTGCTCGGCATCTCGCACCGTAAGGTCGAAACCTTCAAATCGGCTGCTGAACTGCTTGGTTCGAAGCAGTACGGTCAGAAAGATCTGGAAAAGTACTTCGGTAAGATCTTCGGTGAGTCGACGAAGGAAGGTAAGCTTCTGTCGCCGACCGCTGAACGTGCCCTCGAAGTCGTCGAGACTCAGCCCGGCGCAGAGTTCAAGAAGGGTTCGTTCTGGCAGATGTTCAACGCAGTTACCTACCTGACTGACCATGAACTCGGCCGTTCGAACGACACTCGTCTTTCGTCGGCTTGGTTCGGTGCCAACGCAAAGCGCAAGGTTGACGCTCTAAACCTGGCAGTAGAAATGGCAGAGGCTGCGTGAGCAGCCTCTCTTTACTTTAGAAAGAGTACTATGAATAAGATCCTTAACGAACCGGTTCTATTTAACCGAGAACAGATCGCAAAGATCGAAGATCTGAAGCGAGCAAGATATGTATGCGCAACCGAAAGAGACGATAAGACTATCGAGATATTCTACTCAGAGGATGCGCATGTTGCTGGCGGACGATACTTTGGCCTATACTTTAGCAGTCTAGATAATCAACTCTATATTACTAACGGCGGATTCGTTGAAGATCAAGAGATCTCTGCCGTGATCGCTGATGACGGCGAGATTGTATATAGTAGGTTTCGACACGACTATCGATCCTCATCCGATGGTTCTGTTTTCATTGACGGCGGTCGATCCTATACAAGAGTTAGCTTGGTTGATGAATCTCGATATGCAACACTTATCGTAAAAGAGGGAGTTCTACAGGTAAAGAATGTCTGACTTTAAGATCTCAGACTATGACTATATTGGAAGCTCGATTGGAAATGCGTTTTTCAGTGGAGTTTCCTTTGAACAACTTTGGGATTGTGTATCACTGTCCCAAACAAGAGAAGAATTGGATGCCGCAGTTACTGCAACCATTCGATTGAATGAATTAACAAAAGGAGAAGAGATATGAACGATGCATATAACGTAACCGCCGATGAACTTCGTCAGTTCATCGAACGCTACGAACAGCTTGAGTCAGAAAAGAAAGACGTCACAAATTCTCAAAAGGAATTGATGGCAGAAGCTAAGGGTCGTGGATACGACACGAAAGTCATGAAGAAGATCATCGCCATTCGTAAACGTAAAGCAGATGCAATCGCCGAAGAAGAAGCAGTTCTTGAGATGTACAAAGCTGCATTGGGTATGATCTAATGAGTAAGGAAGAAAGTAAACGCCTTATTGAAAAGATATATCCTGACTTCGATAATCGTTTTGGCGAGTGGGGCTGGTGTTCTCTAAACAAAGCTGGGTGTATTATTGACTGTATTGATGATATCTTTACTCACGTGAAAGATCCGGTATGCGTAGAGATTGGCGTCTATGGTGGAAAGAGTGTCATTCCTGCAGTTCTAGAACTTAAGAGAATGAACTCTGGCAAGTTCTATGCGATTGATCCATGGGATAACGTAGAGGCAACCAAGGGCTATGACGGCGACAACTACAAGTTTTGGACCAACGTCAACATGCCTTGGATCTATAATGTCTTTACTACAGTCTTGGAAGAAAACGACTGTGGAAAGTACGTAGAGATCATTCGAAAGCCAAGCGACGATGCGCCTGTTATCTTCGATATTGATTTTCTTTATATTGATGGTCAGCATACAATCCAAGCAATTCGTGATGTAAATAAGTATGCGCGCCAAGTAAAACTTGGTGGTTACTGTATTGCGGACGATATTAACTGGGGAGATGTTTCTCTCGTTCCTGATGCTCTTAAAGAGATTGGGTTCGAAGAACAACGATGGATTGACGGCGCTATCATCTTTAAGCGGACGTCTATTAAATAAAAGGCGGATCCGAAGACCCGCCGAGTTATTAGAAGGGGCCGGTTGTTTCCGGCCTCTTTTATTATTAGAATAGGTTCGAAACGCGAACTCTACGGTAGTAGACGTTGCTGTTAGCGGTAAGAGCACCTTCGCTACGGGTTGGGCCGAAAGCGAATGGGTTAGCAACCATACCGTAACGGGTTTTGAAGCCGATCTTTGGCTGGAAGCTGTTTTCACCAACTGCGCGGTACATCTGTAGTGGAACGTATGGGCAGTAGAAGAGACCTGCGTCGAATGCGGAGGATCCCTTATAGCCAACTACGAGGTAGTTTGCACCAGCGTATGGGTCGATGTAAACTCTGTAACGACCGTTTAGAACACCAGCGAAGGTGTTTCCGGTGTCGTCAACGTTTAGAGCGTTGCTGTTAAGAGCTGGGGTGTAATCGAGAACACCTGCCATCTGAAGAGCAGAAGCTACGTCAGAAGAACAGATAACGATGTTACCCTTGCCTCTACGAGTTGCTTTTGCAATCGCGTTGGCTTCGAGTTCGATCTGGAACATAAGACCCTTGAACTTCTCAACTGACCAACGGCCGTTTGAGTCAACGTCAAGATCGAAGATACCAGTTACAGCAGTGTTTGCACCACCGGTTACGGCTGAGGTGTAAACAGTACGAACAACTTCACGGTTGATTTCTGCAAGGATTTCAGACTGTAGAATGTTTGCAAGTTCTGTTTCAGCGTCAAGACCGTGAACAGCGCGGAGATCCTGTGCAAGTTCACTGGTATATTCTGCTTTAAGAGCGCGGCTCTTTGCAGACACAGTAACTTTTTCGATAGCAAGAGCCATCTCTGCGAAGTTTGTTCCGTTTCCGTCGCCAAGCGCTTCAGCAGCAGCGGTTGTTAGACCAGTACCGGTTGGTGCTGTTGCAGCAGAACCAGTAACGCCAGTCATAGAGCCAGTACCGGAGAAGTCAGTGTCAGCTTCGTTGTAGAATGCTTCAACTGCGGTGTTACCTGACATTGCGTTGTAGTTAGAACGCATTGCGAAGATAAGACCAGTTGGGCCAGTCATTGGCTGAACACCAGCGATGTCGTATGCCATTAGGTTTGGCATAGCACGACGAACTAGGCTGATAAGGATTGGATCGTAACCAGCTTGTGGTGTGCTAGCACCAGCACCAAAACCGCCGGTTCCAGCGAAGTTGGTTGGTGTTTCCTGAAGAAGCGAAGTCATGTTGATTGACGCGTCGCTGGTCTCAAGAAGTGCTTTCTCTGTGTTCTCTAGAAGAGTAGCAGTTACTGCTTTTCTGTGGTTGTCTGTGATTGGCGAG